TAACTTACAGTCTGCTTCTCAGCTCAATATGGCAAAAGCACAAGGTTCTGTTATGGACCCACAGTTGAAAGCTGCTGAATTACAGACTAAACTAGAGAGTAAACGAGAGGAGTTAAACCTCAGAAGAGAATTATCTGCTTTGACTAACCAAATGAGGGAACGTCAAAGTGACACACAAGCGGCGGCAAAGATTGCTACCGCAGCTATGAAACCTACAGGAGGTATTGAATAAAATGGCTAAATCTAAAAAACAAACTGAAGCACCTTTAGACGATAAAATATTGTTTGATGGTATGCCGGGAGCTGATAAAAAGACAGAAGAAGACGCAGAAGGCTTTAAAGTTGATATGAACTTTGAGGATGAGCCTGAAACTTCCAAGGAGGGAGAAGAAATTGAAGAAGAATCAGAAACAGAACTCACGACTACTCCTGAAGAAATGGAAGCGAAAGCAGGAGAGCAAGAAGAAACAGAAAACACTGCAGATGCAGAAAGTCCAGAAGAAGAAGGAGTGGATGCAGAAAGCCAGGAAGATACACAACAACCTATACCAGCAGATGAAGGAGACGTTGTTGAAGCAAAAGTAGAAGAAAAAGCACCCATGGTGCCTAAATCTAGGTTAGATGAAGTAATTGCAAGTAAAAAAGCCCTACAAAAACAGATAGAAGAATTTGAAGCGGCTAAACAACAGCAAGAAGTAGTGCCAGATTACGATTTTGCACAAAAAGAATCGGAATATCAGGAGTTTGTACTTAATGGAGAGACCGAAAAAGCTGCAGAACTACGAAACGAGATAAGAAATGCTGAAAAAATGCAGTTAATGCAAGAAGTTAGGCAAGAAATGGGCTCTACAGTAGAACAAAATCAACATTTACGTGATTTACAGGTAAAAGCTGATGAGTTGATGGCAGAATACCCTATGTTAGACGAAAATCATGCCGAATATAATGCAGATTTACAGAATGAAGTATTAGAATTGCGTGATGCTTTTGTTTCTAAGGGTTATGTACCGGTAGATGCGCTTACCAAAGCTACAAACTATGTTATGGGACTAAATGCACCGGCTCCAGAGCCAAAAGCTGCGCCTGTTCAAGACTCTCAGTTAAAAGAAACAAAACAAAAAGCACAAGTCTCTAAAAAACTAGAGGCTTCTAAGTCACAACCACCTACTCTACAAGGAGAAGGGGTAAATGCTAAAAAAGATGCTAAATTAGATTTAAACACTTTATCTACAGAGGAATTTAACGCACTTCCTGAAGAAACTTTAAAAAGAATGCGTGGCGATTTCGGATAAACTGTGGTATAAAATGTACAAGTTCGTTTGCTGATACGATAATCAGTACTGGTCGTGCAGTATAAAACTCGTTTTTCGCCTGTTATGGCGTTAATCTATCCGAGTTCACCTCGTAAAAGTATGGCTACGTCTCCCCAACGACAAAGGGTATACGGATAATATGTCGCTCCAAAAGACGACTGGTTTATAACAACTTTGATAAGGAGAATTATCATGGCAAATACTAATTTTGCAGCGTTGACCAGTGAGCAATTAACCATATGGTCACGTGATTTTTGGCGTGTCGCTAGAAATATGTCCTTCATCAACCAATTCGCAGGTAGCGGGTCCAATGCAATGGTTCAGACTATATCTGAACTTACTCAATCAGAAAAAGGAGCTAGAGCTGTATTAACACTTTTAGCTGACATGACTGGTGATGGTATCGTTGGAGACAATACTTTAGAAGGTAATGAAGAGTCATTAAGAGCTTACGACATAGTTGTACAACTTGACCAACTAAGATTTGCAAACAGACTTTCAGGTAGAATGAACGACCAGAAATCTGTTGTTAATTTTAGGGAACATTCTAGAGACGCTCTTGCTTACGCAATGGCTGACAGAATGGACCAATTGGCATTCTTAACTCTAAGTGGTATTGGTTACACACTTAAGAACAATGGCGCATTAAGACCTGTTCAAAATTCTGGACAGAATCTTGGTGACCTTGCGTTCTCATCTGACGTAACTGCTCCTACCTCAAATAGACATAGAAGATTTGATGCTACTAACGGTATTGTAGCTGGTGATGTTACTGCAACTGTTGCAGCTGACAAACTAAGCTATGGCGCTATTGTAGACTTAAAAGCTTATGCTAAAGACCAATATATTAGAGGTCTTAGAGGTGCAGGTAACGAAGAAATGTATCATTTATTCGTGACACCACAAGTAATGGCTGACCTAAAACTCGATTCAGACTTCCTTGCTAACGTAAGACAAGCTGGAGTAAGAGGACCAGGTTCAAGCTTATTCTCAGGTTCTTCAAGCTTAATGGTTGATGGAATCATGGTGCATGAGTTCAGACATGTGTTTAACACTTCAGGTGCTACAACTGGTACATCATCAAATGCTGGTGCTGCTGGGTACAAATGGGGTGCTGACGCTGATGTTAACGGTTCTGCATGTTTATTCTGCGGAGCTCAAGCATTAGCTATGGCTGACATTGGTATTCCAGAAATAGTTGAAGACACATTTGACTATGGGAACCAAAATGGTATATCAATTGGTAAAATATTTGGTCTTAAGAAGCCTAAGTATAACTCTGACCACACAGGTCAAGTTGAAGACTTTGGTGTAATTAGATTAGATGTCGCATATTAATTGTGGTATATTTTATGGGTGGCTTACAAAAGTCACCCATATTCTAAGGAGTTAATATGAAAAATTTGATATTTGTATGCGTAACAGTTTTTATGAGCTCTTGCGCAAGTATAGGTGCCGTTATAGATGGCGGTAAAGATTTAACCACTAGCGTAGTAGATTCAACAGTAAAAACTGCTGGGAATATTACTACTGCAGCACTAGATGATGTGTCTGGTGTCGTTAATACGGTAGCAGAATCAGCAGAAAACATTGTTGATAATGTTGTCGAAGAAATAGACGAACAAACTAACGAACTTCAAACATCTGAAGAGGGAGAACAAAAGTGAAAATTATTTCTAATGAAGACAAATATGTAGCCTCTACTTGGGGCGCAAGTATTTCCTTAAAAGCAGGAGAACCAAAAGAAGTTTCGCACGAACTTGGTTTGCTTTGTTTACAAGAAGGATGTACGGAGTTTAGTGGAGAGATGCCTACAACCCCAGTTGTTGAGGAAGCTCCAGTTATAGACGAAGATTCTGGCGGAGCAGCTGAAGAAATTCCAGCTGAGGAACCTGTTGTAGAAGAAGCTGAACTAAATTTAGAAGGTATGACTAAGGTAGAGCTAGAAGCCTACGGACGTACTATTGGTATAGAATTAGATAGGCGTAAAAAGAAATCAGATTTAATAGCAGAACTAAAAGCAGCGGTGTAGACTTATGGGAAGCTTAACAGGAGCTAATATAATTTCTAGGGTACAAGATACCTTACAAGATACAACTAGTGTCAGATGGCCCGAAGCAGAATTACTTCGGTACATAAATGATGCGCAAAGAGAAATTGTAAACTTTAGGCCTGACGCTTCATCAAAGACTGCAAACTTACAGCTAGTTACGGGCACTTTACAATCACTACCTACAGAAGGGTTACGATTAATTAAAGTAACTAGAAATATGTCTGATGCATCTGGAGGTGCTTCGGGTAAAAGAGCTATTAGGATAGTAGATGTAGATATTTTAAATACACAAGAACCTAATTGGCATGATGCAGCTGCATCTGCTGGTACGGACGCGGCACATACTACTGTAGTAAAGCATTACATTTTTGATGAAGACGACCCAAGGAGATTTTATGTATATCCAGGAGTAGCTGGTAATGCATACATAGAGATTGTGTATTCTAAATCTCCTACAGATTTAGCAAACACCAGTGCTACTATAGATATAGACGATATTTACGGCAATGCTATAGTTGATTATGTTTTGTATAGAGCTTATATGAAAGACGCAGAGTATGCAGGAAATGGACAAAGAGCCGCTTCTCATTATCAGCTTTTCTCAGTAAGTATTGGCCAAGGAGGGCAGGCTCAACAACTACTAAGTCCAAACCCGGACGTAGCATCTAGTCCACCGCCTGGAATAGGGGGATAACCTATGGCCACTTTTGATGGGTTAGTTAAAGAAATTTTACCCTACGTACCAGGCTGTCCAGATTCTTTAGTATTAAATACGTTGCGTTCTGCAACAATAGACCTTTGTGAGAAATCTAAAGCTTATGTATTTGATTTAGACCCTATAAGCACTGTATCTGGTGTTTATGAGTATGATTTCGACCAACCTGTAGGTACTGAAATACATCAAATTTTATGGATGACATATAACGGAGATGATTTAGACCCTATAACACCTCGTAGTTTAGAGTTAAATTACCCTGATTGGAGGGATAGAAGTTCTTTACCTCAAGTTTACTTACAAAAAAATCCTAATACTTTTTGGGTTGTACCGATTCCAAACTCAACTTTAAATAATGGTTTATTAGTAAGTGTCGCTCTCAAGCCTACTAGAACTTCTAGTAGTGTTGACACCACTTTTTCAAATCAATATAGAGATGGGATTATATATGGGACTTTACATAGGTTGTTAAGGATACCAAATAGAGACTGGACTGATATAAATTCTGCAAATAGTTATTTCACGTTGTTTAGTGAAGAAGTAAGACAAGCAGAACTTAAAGGTAGAGGTGGCGATTTGGGCGTACCAAGAAAAGTTCATTACAAAGGTGTTGGTTTAAACCCAAGAAAAAGATATAGAAGATACGGCAAGGAGATAGATTACTAATGGGTATATTAAGTGATATTTTTGGTGGCGTAAAAGTAAGTTCTTCTGTCTATGAAGCAGCAGATGAAACTAATCTTTTTAGTGGTTTAATGGATTCTATAATAGACATGGCACAAACTATAGATGCTAATGCTTATAAAAACGCTGTAAGACAGAAAAATGCAGGCGCAGCAGCTGAAATGGGGGGAATAGTTTCTGCAGACTATGAAGCAAACAAAGGCCCTTTAACTTATTCAGGTTCTAAGAGTTATCAAAATGCAGCGGCACTGGCAACAGAATCTATACAAGTTGCAAACAATATTGAGTCTGATGCAGAAAGACAAAACTTAGCTTCTAATGTAAACATGGCTGCTGGTGATTTAAAAAAAGTATCAACTAATGTTCAAGGTACTCTAAAAAATTTAGCTTCTATAGAAGGTGTGGATATGGCTAGGGAACAGTATGAGTTTACTAAAGATTCTTCTAATGCTGCTATTGGGCAGGCTTTTGTAGGGGGAATGGTAGGCGGTCTTACTAAGCAAATGGCAAAAAATTATCAGGACACTGGTAGTTTTAATAAGACACAAGTTATGCAGGATGGGCAATTAGGTACAATTCCTTTCTTTGGTTCCGGCGGGTTTGAAGCTTATGGCACAAAACCTACTAACACTTCGAAAACGGTAACGACATAAATGGCTTACAATAAAGACGACCAAAACAAAGCCTATAAAGCTAGTATAGAAAGCTATTATCAAAATACTGCAGGGGTACAAGACGCTATAGATGAATTGTCTTTAAAAGTAGATACCGTTGCAGAAACTACTGCTACTGCTGAAAAAAGAACAAAACAAGCAAGAGAACGTGCTGCAAGAAACAGGTCTAGGTATAACGTGAATTTAACAGCTGCTGAACGTAATGAAATGGCTAAAATGGACCAAAGAACTAGAATGGCTACTCTTTCTGGGTCTGCGAACATTGCAAGAAGAAGTGATAGGGATTTAAACTTGTACAGGTTACAAGCTTTAGATAACATAAGAGCAGGACTTATGGATATAGGTGAATCTGGTTTAGGTTCTCTTAGTTCAATGGCTACTAGTAGGTATAATCAATATGAGGCAATGAGAGGTAAAGCTAAACAACAAAAGTCAGGCTTTTTCGGCAAGATTGCTGGTAGTGTTGGTGCTTTATTAGGGAGTATTTAGATGAGTTATTTAGCAAATATAGTTCAAGCTTTCGGTGGTGGAAATCAAGATAATATGCCTAACCCTAAGAACTTAGCTGCCATGCAATATATAAAAATGCAGTCAGATGAAGAACAAAGGGATTACCAAGAAGATAATAGTAGAGACGAAGTATTCGCAGGTTCAAATGTAGTTGATACCATAAGTGAAATAAAACGACTTCGATTGTTAGAGCTTAATAACCCAAAAGAAAAAGCGGGTATAACTGATGACTATATAACAAAAAACACTCAATTTAACAACATAGAAGAATTTCAAAGGTGGGGCTCTGCTATGGTCAGCTCTACTTCTGGTTCAGGCGGGCAGTTCCAAGGAGGACCCGGTTATAACGTTTTATTTAATCAAGGCAATCTTTACCTAGAAGAAGCAAATACTGCTCAAGCTAAACAGATATTAGGTATAAACCCAAACAATACTATAACTGGTATAAAAGCTGTATATGATGATATGACTGAACAAATGAAATACTCTTTTACAGTAAGAAATCCAGAAGGCACCGAAGCTTTTGCTACTGTAGGGGGTGCTCCTATTGTAGATTTAGCTAAAGAAGGGGGTATACCAAAGGTAGAAGAAAACATAATACGAGTAGACGCTAGTACTTTTAATTC